TTATTTTTTCAATGTCTGAGCTTTGATTGCGTAAGCTGCTATCTCTATTCTTGAGCCAATTGCAGTCTTCATCTCTACAGAAAATCCCTGCAATTTATTTGAAGTTATAGTGCACATAGCAGTATAAGTAGCCGTCATTGCTGACTGATCTGAGCTTGTTATGTAGCCCTTGTAATACAAGCCGTCCATTAGAAAGTCAATGTCAACCCTCTTATTCGCCGTTCCTATGAATTTGACGCCAAACAAGGTAAGCTCAACAAACACTGAGTTACCGCCTGAGTTTAGATACACCCTCTCTGTTTCGACTGTTGCACCATCAGGCACAAAAGGATTGCCATTCGCTCCAGTACCAACGATGGTTTTGTCTGTGACAGCCGTTACGCTCACAGCTTGACCTTTGATATGTAATGTATCTACCGCAAGCGCATCAATCTGAGCTGATTTGATAGCGCCATCTTTGACTTGCAGAGTATCGATAGCTGCTTTATGGATAAATGTACTATCCATATAAGTGCCCGCAGGCACTACAGTCCCGTTGATCGTCTGCGGAGACGTTAACACCATAAATGGCGACTTGCCTTTGCTTGTACCAGTAGGTGGTGCAATCCAAAACTTATCAGCATTGATAGCAAAGTCAGACTGAGTCGCAGACGACATAAGGCCGAAACCACTAATGCGACCGCCAACGTCTAGCTTTAGGGTGTATTGGGCACTAACACCTGCAACGACTTCCTTTGTTTCTTCTAACGATGATGCTATCTCATTAGCTGAAGGTTGCCATGTGGTAGCCTTATTACCTTTTTGAAGCTGCAATCCACCAAACGCAAACCATGATCCTTTAGGCTGGTTGACCGCAGCTATCAGGATATAAGCGTCATCTAAATCCCTGTCGGCAGTAAAAGTGACAGACTTTTTGTTACGCATACCGCTGCCCATGGCAATGGAATTCAAGCGCTGGTTTGGTTGGCTAGTGCTTAGCAAGTAGATATAGTTCATAAGATCAAAAGTTGCTTGACCAAAGAATGACAGAGTATACTCCTCACCAGCGAGCACCCTTATTTTTCTAGCAGCATTGTTTGGTATTACACCAAAAACAGCATTATCGGTTGCGCAATTGACTCTCACGAAGGGCGTCTCATACCCTGTCTGTTGACCCTGTGATATGCTTGCAGATCCGTAGGTATAAGCGCCTTTTTGATAAGTGCTATCAAGTACTAAGTTATCGCCGCCGATAACTTGATTATTAATTCTTGCTTCTAGCGTCGTTTTAGTTGATGCGATTGCGCGGTCCAAATCGGCGGTAGTATTAGTAAGCATCTGAATACCTGCGCTATTGCCATTGACCTTAGCAGATACTGTTTTAAGTTCGTCAGCAGTTGCTTTGTTAGCATCAGCAAGTGTCTTAGCTTCTGAAGTTATACGCGCGTCAGTTGTCGCAATATCGCTTTGCACGTCTTGCGGTGCCGGCGACCAATCAGACGCCTTATTACCCTCTTCTAGCTTAACCCCTCCGATTTCAAACCAATCATTAATACTATAAGATTTAGCCCCTATTAATATATAGCCTGTTTCCGTCGTCCAAGGCGCGACAAAAGTTACAGACCTCTTAGTGTTTGATCCTGTTCCTATGGGTATGTTACCCAGATTGTAGTTATCGCCTTCAGTTCTCATTAAATAAACATAATTAAGACTGTTAAAAGTTGCTTGTCCCCAAAAGCTTAACGTATATGTACGGCCTTGGATTATTTTCGTCTTTCTAAAGTCTGAACGTGTTGTTATACCGAACTCTTCACCGCTTATTTTACAGTAAACTTTGCTAGACAAACCTAAAGTACGTTCATATTGCTCTATCACAGTTGCGGAGTAGATAGGCGAATAGCCCTTTGCAAACGTACTATTGAGCAGCAAATTGGTACCGCCAATCGACAAGTTATTAAAATTTGCTGTTAAGTCCGATCTAGTCTGCGCGATTGATGCTGTATTGCTAGCAGCAGTCTGATTTAGAGTGCTAATACTTGAGGTATGACCGCCAACAGTAGACGTTAAACCCGCAATGGATTCTGACAGCGCAATATCTTTGTTTGTTAAAGTAGTCAAACTTTGAGTAACACTGGCTTTATTGCCCTTGTAGTCACTATCCAACGCTGTCAAAAGGTTAGTTAAGCTGATGTCTTTATCGGATAGTGTTTTTAAGTCTTGCGTCACCTTTGCTTTGTTTGTCGCGTACTCAGACTGCAAAGCCGTATATAAGTTTGTGAGACTTATATCTTTGTTGGTCAGAGTAGTAATACTTGAGTCTACCGCTGTTTTATTGCCTGCTACAGTTTCGTTGACTTTGACTAGATCTATCTTATTTGCTGCTGCATCCGCTTTGGCAGCGTCAGCTTTACTGATGGCGGTAACGATGTCCGCTTTAGCTTTGGACACATCAATTGACACGTTATCTAGCAAAGTCTTGTTAGTATCAATCTTGCCAATCTCACTACGCAAAGCTTGATCAAGTGCGCTCTCATCAATCTGACCTTGTATTAGATCAAGCACTTTATCAGCACTGGCGTCAGTTGTACCCGTTACCCAGCTTGACCATGCAGATTTAAAGCCCAGCTTATCAACTAATCTTGCGCGATATGACTGCGATAGATTGCCTTGTAGACCTGTCACGGTGTGCGAGTTTGTTGGATAGCTGTACTGACCAAGCAACGCGACATTAGTATCAGGTGCGCTGGCTGTCTCAATCTCTGTATAGTCAGCGTCACCACTACCAGCGGCAAAGCCCCATTTAATCTCCATGCCAAAAAGCACACCTGTAGCTACCAAACCCACGATGGTTGGCGGCAATCCTATCTTGCCTTGTACGGTTGTTAACTGCGATGTTGTAGGCTGTGATTGCACATCAAACGCTGATACTGAGCGTATACGTGCGAGATAATTACCACTATAAACGCCTTCGATTTCGACAGAAACATTGCCTGTGCGCGGTACTTTAATCCAGCTACCGTCATCCTTGCGCCATTCCACATCATACGCGACAGCATCCTTGACTTGCGCCCAGCCAATAATAAGCGTAGCTATTGTCTGACCTTGCACTACACGATGACGACTGGTGATTGTCACACTTGCTGGGGCATCAACGACATCAGGATTGACAATGGTAATATCCGTTGGTTTAACATCGGTACCAAAGTCAATTGCATCGTACTTTTGCGGCTCGTGTTGGATAGCTGTAATTGCAAATGTCGTTTCATCGCTTTTAGTAATCGACATCACGCGAAAGCGCATCAACTTTAAATCAGCGGTCTCAATCGCCCAAACGTTCTCTGTTTCGGCTGCTGTAAATGCGACATTAAGCGTTATTTTACGACCAGCAACTGACTTAATAGTACGGCGCTCTGATTGACCGCCACCGCCATTGACTATTAAAACATCACCAGCATTGGCCACAATATCGCGATCAACAGTTACAACGTATTGAGCATCACTGACAGCAGAGACACGGCCACCGTTTGCACGACCGGCAAACAGCTCATCACTCACATTGATGATGTTACCAACTTGCGGTATAAAGCCGTCAAGACCAACGCCAAATGATACCTGGCGCGTCTCTAACTGCTCAGTCTTTAGTGCCCACAGCCCAGCGCGTTGCGCTTGTGCTTGACTGGTACAACCAAAAGCGGATAAATCCAGCACCTTAACACCGAATTTGGCCATCGCTTTTTCATCACGAATATACTCGTATTCAGTCTCAAAGCGATTCAAAGGGTTGTCCCAAGCTACCTTTGCTAGTGTGTGCCGGTCACGCGCTCGTGTGCCGGTATATTCAAAGTTGCCATCAATGACGTTTGCGCGTGAGAATGTATAAACAGGGTCCTGCGGTACGTCAGCGTCTAATACAATGCGCTCACCATTCCAGTAGCTCATGGCGCGGAATATACCGCCGATGTTTTGTAGTACCTGGTAAGCATCGACCTGTTTTTGCAAATAGACATTACACGTAAAGCGAGGTTCTAGACCGCCTTGACCATCCGATACCATCTGATCGCAATATTGGCCAAGCGCATACAACGACCATTTGTCAATCATGGTGATGTCTAAGCGGTCGCCTAGACCATACCGCCACTGAGTACATAAATCAAAGTAAATCCATGCTGGATTGTTTGTATAAGCATCTTTAAACGTACCATCCCAGATACCTGTGTACGTGCGAGCAACTGGATCATAGTTAGCCGGCACACGAATGATCATTCCACGTATGCGAGCTTCCATTTTAGCAATGCCGCTAAATGTCTCAGCGTTGTACTGCAAACCAAGTAAAGCGGTATTTGGATAACGCAGTTTGACATCAATGACCTCAGCGACTGCATCGATAAGCATGGTGTCTTGTACGTATTCGCTTGAATCATTGGGCGTGATACGTCTGACACGGATTTGCCAGCCAGTTGCTGATTTTGGCAAGTCGATACGGTGCGTACGCTCATAACCGGCGCTAGTTTTATCTTCAATTTTGGTGTTAAGTACTTCAATATAAGCACCGCCATTGGTTTGCAAGTCAATCGCGTACTGAATTTTATAGCCCTTGATGTCGCCATTCTCTGGGTCCGTCTTAGATAGACGATTCCACTTAAAACGGATGCGAACGGCTGATAGCTGAGTATCGGTAAATGCCTTAATCCAAGGATTATCACTACGTAGTTCAACATTAACGGGCGTTTCATTACTGACATCAGGAAAGCCTTTGATATAGTCTTGCTCATTGGTGCCGTGTCTAAAATCCCATGTCACATTTTCAAAGTTTGAATTGCCTGCGTCATCGAGCAGTGGCGTGCCATCAAGATAGATTGATTTACCGCCATTGACTAAACCTGCAATCTCTCCCTCGCCTAAAATGTAGAGTAGTTTGGCAGTGCTGGTACTTGCGACCGAGTCCTTAGCGATTGACGGCTTACGTGGTTTGTCTTGTCCTGCTTTTGCGCCTTTGACTGGCTTTCTATACACACAGTCGTGTATCACAAGGTCATCTCTACCTTCTATATCACCTAGACCTGATCCGTCATTTCGCCACGTTACATTCATTATTGATTGTCCTCTGTATAGATACCTGCACTACCAATCGCACCGCCAACAGTGCGCTCACCATACGCCACCCCAACGCAGTTACCCTGTGCCACAGTTGTCACCGCGCCGCCAAAGCCATAGTTTGCACGATTGCCGTCCTCGTCTTGATTACCAAGCTCAGGCGTTGGCATCAGCAATGACGCCGCACCGCCAATCATCAAACCCACACCTGCACCTATTAGAGCTGGCGCAAATGCCTGCAATCCTGGCACAAATGATAAGCCCACTAGTGCGGCACCAGCTATTACCTGCAACCAGCCAAACGCATCACCGCCAGCGCCCATAATTTTAGGCACAACATGAATAACACTGGCTGCTGTCATGTTGTCGAGTTCGTTTTCGCCTATATTGCCTTGCTCGTTTACTTCATCGGCAAAGACGGCAAAGCGCATACCGTCTTGCTCAGCACGTAGCATAAACATCTTAAATTCAGGAAGCTGTGACGCGATGGCGTGTGTGGCTTCACGTGCCGACTGTATATCCAAACGAAAAAACTCACCAAATTTGTCAGCAAGTACGCCGTGCAGGTGGATAGTTTTCATAAATTGCGCCCATAAAAAAAGCCGCTAATTTAAGCGACCTGTGTTATTTAATTAGTGATTTATGCCTGATAATCACAGCAGCTCGTCGTTGCCATTGCTCACCATATATCTCGCGTAGAGACTCACGATTATATGGGTGATGTAATATCAAGCTATCACCGATCACATCATCTGTGCGCTCAGATTTAAGCTGACCGTCACCAATGAATACGAGAGCATGATTCACATGCTCAGTACGTCCAAGACGGCATAGTATCAAATCGTGCTCTTGTATCGTATCGACCTCAACAAATCCCTCGGCTTTAAAGTTGTCCAGATATAACGGCTCACTATCTGCTGATTCCCACCATACATCTGAGCGCTCGTAGTCACTGAGCGTTATGTCCAATTCACGCTGGTAATAGTCCTTAACGAGTGTATAGCAGTCCATTAGGCCGTGATGATATTCACGTCCTAATAGCGGGGCTTGATAGCCGTCTGGCTTGTGCAGTTCAACGTCGATACCGTTTGTAATCACCCACGGCTTACCGTGTAGATTCATTTGAACTTTATCTGGCATTGATGGGGCTGTACTACCGTCTGGATGGCTATGCACGTAGGCTTTGATAGCGCCTTCCTTAGCTGCTCCTACAAGGTCAATCGGGCATATTTCAAACTGAGCGTTATCAGAGGCTATATTGGTACAAGGTATGTATTCTTTGCCGACGATGACACCGCAAGCCTCACGCGGATAGTCAGCGACGGCATGAGCAATGATCGCCTTTTTAATCAATTTGGTTAGCATGATTTATCCTGATATGAGAGAGGAGCTAGGGAAACCGCCAAATGGCAAGGGATTGTTATCACCAAAACGCAATCGGCAATCACTTAAACGAGCACCGCATTTATCTTTTGAGCGATCGTCAGTTGGCGTGCCATCTTCAGTAAACATGGCTGTATTTGTATAGCCACACTCTTGGCCGCGATAGCGACCATGTACAGCCCAATGACAAAACGAGGTGATATCACGGCTTGGTATGCGTGCGCCTTCAAAATCGACTGGGTTTGATAGCTCAAACGTCACTGCACTGGCGTTCTCAGATGTCTTTTGCTCAACGTACCAAAGCTGTTTACGATACTCGTTTGAAGCTTGTGGATTGCCATCAGTAAAGTTTGCCGCATCAAGATATTTCGCCATCGTGTTGATGACAGTGAGTTTTGCCCCAGCAAAGTCATCGTGTCTGAGGCACAGAGCGCTGATTGCGCCTTGTAAGCCGTTGAGGTTGTTTGCAATAGCAAGGCTTGGCGTTGAGGCACGACCATCACCGCGCATCTCAAGGCCGTCTGATTGAATTGGAATTGGGTTATAGGTCTGACCTTGCCAGATGATATCGCTTTTAACAGTAGTCACATCAGGATTGATCATCTGCCAATCTTCAAACGATACATGGCCATGCCATCGCATAATGCCAGCACCAAGCTTTGTCGCGTCCAGCTCATAGAGTGTGACAAGCCCTGTGACCGATAATTTTTGCAAGTCAGATTCGAGCATAGTTACACCTCATCTTCCGTATTGACTTCGCCAGTCACGATGGCGCCACCAGTCATGATATTGTCTGGCGCATCAATAACAGTCTGTAGTAAGGTCGGCTCATTAGCAAGTATTGCGTGATCTAACGTCACGGTGTTATGAGTCATTGCTTCACTACCATTTTCAGCAGCTACTTGATTGTAGTAGCTTGCAAATACAATATAAGATTTATTACTAACTAGGTCGTGCTCTGCGCGTGCGATTTTGTGGAATCCCATTGGCACAAACCACTGAGGATGAATAACGACTGCGTTAATACCAGTAAATGTTTGATTGCTCATTGCTTGAGTCCTTTAGTGATGGTGTTAAGATTAGGTGCTCATAAACTGCTCAAAGTTGAGCGTGATTTGCCAAAAGTTGCCTTTGCGCTGGGGCATTGATGCGCCGGCACACGTGTATTGTTTTGTATTGCCATGCGGGTCAGTCCATAGGAAAGGTTTGACGCCTGCATGTTCATCAAGGAATGCTTCGATTGGTTTGATGACCGTCTCCAAGTCGCCAGTCTTGGTGCCTGACCAGTTTTTAGTTTTGTTGTTGATGCCAAAAGACGAGTGCTGAGCGTAACCATCGCCAAATTGAGTCTTGTTAACGCGATATTGAGGATTGGCAGCTGCACCCATATCCATTTGCCAGGGAAATGTCTTTATTGTCATTTTATATCTCCATAAAAAAAGCCCACCTGAGTGGGCTTTTTATTCTTAATCGTCTAAATTTAAGTAAATATAATAACCATAAGGTAGATCAATGCATGGTCGCCATTGGTTGTGCTCTACGATATTGTTTACCCATATTTGTGCCCAGTTCATCTGCTGCGCAGGTAGCTTTTTTTTCTTAGGTGAATATTTCATGGTTAATAAGGTCGTAAAGGTAGTTTATCTCTATCTAATGCCGTCTTTGGATTAAATTCGAAATTTAATATATCACCCTTTGCTGATTTAACACCTATTTTCACACTTTTAGCGTTTGCTATTTTCTTAATAAACTCAGGTGAATTAGAAATTTTGTAATAGGATTTACTAGGACTGGTGGCTTCAAGCGGCTCCTGTACTAATCCATCTATATTTAAAAGTAAATTGCAATGCTTATAACACGCTGAGGCATAGTCGTTGTAAAGTAATATATTTACTCGTGGATTGTATTTAAAGGGTTGAGATTTATCTACTGAAATTACAATAGAAGCTTCTGATTTCTCAGTAGTACCTACAATTTGACCAGAATTTGAATCTAAGTAAGCTTGTAATCGAGCTGATTCGAAGTCGCTAGATTGTTCTTCGTACACCCAATCATTAGCGACTGCGATGCAAGGGAGTATTGTCAACGCTATTAATAATCGCTTCATATGTAATCCTTTAATAAAACAAATAATAACTATAAAGCATCAACAATATTTCAGCAACTATCTACCTTTTAGTAGTAAGCCACCTTGCCTTTGTTCTTTAATGATTTGTTGCCTGACAGCGGCTGCGATTACGCTGCCTAATTCACGTCCCTTTTGCAAGTCAGATTCGACAGATGCGCGACCGTCACTAGTCACTGTGACATTCACATTAATGTTGCCGGTTGATGGGGTAGGTCGCTCATACGTGCCATTGCTCATGGCTTCTAGCTCTGGTCGATAACGCTTAGTAGTAGCTGCATCACTAACATGCTCACGGCCATGCACATAGCCAACAATCTGGTCTTCTGGCGCGTCTCCTGTGTAACCACCAGTTTGAAAGCCTGGTAATTCGAGCGTCATTGACGATGCAGCAGTGATGATACGACCAAACTCAGTTGCGATGGTGGCAGCGGCCGCAAATTTCTGACTTATTGTTGCGCCTTCAGCCATCGCATCACCGTAAGCATCCCACATATTAAGACCAGCAGATGCCATGACAAACGCTTGTTGCCCAGCAAACAGCATTTTATAAGCTGTGTTTTGTTCACCTAGCATGGTTTTAAATGATGCTGCTAGACCACCAGCTGTCGCTTCTGCTTGTGACAGTGTTAACTGAGTTGCGGCTGCTTCAAACTCGTAACGTGCCGCGTATTTTGCTTGTTCAGCTTGCTCAACGGCGATGACTTCAGCATCGAGCGCGTCTTGTATGACATCAAGTCGTTCTTGATATTGCTGTGCTAAGCCGTAGCTTGCGCTCGTACCAGACATATCTGCTTGCTGTGCGCCAAATGGATCTCTGGCAGCAGTCTGCAACTGATTAGTATCGTATATCTGAGCGCCGGCCATTGCGTCACGTAATGATGATTTTTGACCGTCATCGATGTCAGTACGTTGGTCGAGCGAGCGGCGTTGATCCGCATAAGTCTGACGTAACGATGCCAAACTGGACTGGCCAATACTTGTTAAATCTCTAATCTCACGCTCGTAAGCATACCGGCGTTCATCAAGTGCCAGTTGCTCAGCTTGATTAAGCGCGTCAATCTTGGCTGTGCGCAGCTGCTCATCCATGTTGAGGGTGATTTGAATCTCACGACGCTCAAGCGCATATTGATTGCGAATGCGTTCAGCGTCTGTCTGCTCAGCTTGCTGTGCGTATTGCATGTCTTGATCATGCACAAGCTGCATTTGAGCAAGCTTCTCGTTTGCAATATCGATTGCATCAGCGATAAACGCATCGCGCTCGTTATCACTAAAACCGCTTGCGCTTATTTGTAAGATTTTAGTTTTTAACTGCTCTTCGATGCGCGTTGCTTCGTCTGAGTACTCCATTCTGATAGCAACGCGGTCTTTCGCTTGCTGTTCTAGTATGCGTACTTGTTCAGCTGCTTCGCGCTCTATAATAGCCGTCTGAGACGCAATATTACCCGCTATATTGACACTGCCATCTAAACCACCTTTCATAAATGCAAGGTAGCCGTTCACCTTCTTGACGTACTCTTGTGTCTCCCTGAACGGTGGTATTTTATTACCATACTTAGCAACGTTTCCTTCACCAGCATTATACCCAGCAAGTGCCAAGTCAACGCTGCCAAACTTATTCATTAAAAAACTTAAATATTTAGCAGCAGCTTCAGCAGATTTACCAACGTTTGACTCTTGACCTCTTATACCAAAGCGGTCAGCAGTACCTGGCATAAATTGAAATGCACCAGATGCACCAACTGGGCTACGTGCATTAGCATTGCCGCGTGATTCTTGCATACTTACAGCTGATAACAGTCCAGCTGGTAAGCCATATTCTCTTTCTAAGTTGCCATAATTGAACTGCTTTGCTTGCGCCAAAACCTTGCTATTAACCGCTTGCGCTTGGATACTCTTTGCAGCAGCTGCTGCTGATTTTTGAGAAGCTTTTGCTGCTTTCTCAGCGACTTTTGCTGCCTCTTCTTCGGCGGCTGCGTTTGCTTGTACTGCTTGACCGGTTAAGCCCAACTGCCGGCGCAATTCTTCTTGCTGTTTGGCGGCTGTTAAGAAACGGCTTTCGCGTTTGCCATTGCCAAGATTGTCGATAAATTCAAATTGCTTAGAGTAACTAGACAATGAAGCAGAAATATCTTGATCTGCTAATCTTGCTATCTCATTTGCAGCGCCGAAGTTTTTGGCAATCTTGAGAGACGTAACCCAAACACTGTCCATCATGTCAACGCCGTTGAGCATACTACCTATTGTAGCTGCTACACCGCCGATACTACTGCCCACCACGTCAAAGACAGCAGCGACGCCGATACCGACTTTAGCAACGCCCTTAAATCCGACAACTAAACCTTCACCCATATCACGTGCGAGATCCGCTGCGCCAGCTGTGCCTACTAACTCATCAGCAACGTCTGCTAATACCGGGATAAATGCACTTGTAAACTGAGTCTTTGCGCCTTCAACAGAAAGATTTAAAAGGTCATTTGCGGCTGTCAGAGTCTGCGTTGAAGCAATGGTTTTTTCGTCCATGATGACGCCAGCATTTTCTGCTGCTTCGGCCCAGACATCAAACCCTGCACCATTATCATGTAGCAGTGGAATCAGTAGCGACGCATCAGACGCCATACCTTCCATATGGAATATTAATTCAGCATTACTTAAATTAGCCTCTTGTAGACCGTTGTAGTAACGCTGCAATGCTTCAGGCCCTGATAGCTTTCTAAAGCTCTCAGCTGTCATATTTACACTTTCAGGCATACTGTCGAAAAAGTCTGCCATTGCACCACCACCGGTGGTTAAAAAATCACCGATCTTGTCTTGCGTGTCTTTGTAGATATCGCCTAATGTTTCTTGTTCAACACCCATCGCACGCGCTGCGACGATATGTTTTTGCATGACATCGATATTGGTATTCGATACTTTCGCGAGTTTAACGATTTCATTTGCAAGCTCTGTCTGCTCTTGGATCATAGCACCAATAGCAGCAGTTCCAGCCGCGGCCATAGCAGCGAATGCTGATGCACCTACTTTTGCCATGTTAGCTGCATCAGCTTTAATAGCGCCCATCATGGTAGTGGTGCTTTGCTGCGTATCGCGCATCTCGCTGCGATACTGAGCAGTATTTGCAAAGAGTAAAATGTCTAAGCGCTGTAATACCTTTGCGCCCATACTGCACTCCTTATTTTTTTACGCGGCTTTTGAGGGTGGCTATTAGTGATTGGGTGTATGCTTCGCTACGTGCAGCATCTGCTTTAGCATTTTCAATATCACGTTGCTCGCTGGTCAATGGGAAGGGGTCAATTACGAGCAAGTCTTTGATGTTTGGCAGTTCTTTACAGTAGCCTGACCATTGGGCTATCTTTTGAGACAGCATTGCAAAATTCAGATCCATACGGTAGTCGCCAATTGGATTGACGCTATCAAATGCTTGCCATGCGCGTAGCTCATCCATGCCAACCAAGGCATCAATCTCAGCAATAGTTTTGCTAAGATGCCCAGCCAATTTAAATTTAAAAAATTTATCTGGCTGGGTTAGGAGTTTTTTAGTTCACCATCCGCATCGTCTTGTGCTTGCTGTGGACTTAATTTGATAAAACGATTAACTTCATAAAATTTGTTTAGGGCTTTATCGATAAGTACAGGAGGTATTTTTTGAACTGCTTCAATGTCTTCGTCGGTTGCTAAGTGCTCACCTTTATCATCTGCAAACAAATAATTTCCACTTTCATCGACAACAGCGAGAGTGAATGCCACTGCATTACTAAGACTGCCACCTTTGTCGTTGGGTAATTCTTTCATTCTTGCAAAATATTCATCACGTTCACCGATGCCCATACGCTTAACATAAATAACAGCATCCAGTTCTTCAACTGGTACGGGTTCAGGTTTCAACATACTAGATGCAGCAATAGCAGCAAGCAGTGCAGTTTTATCAAAAGCGTTTGTTTTGCGTCGGGTGGTGGTAGGTTTGGCCATGATAAGAGTCTCTAAAATTGGATAAAGAAAAGCCCACGATTAAGTGGGCGTTTGAATGAATGCGAATTGTCTAGAATTTAAGGCGCAGAGGTGATTTCGGTCACGTTGCTACCGATCACAATAGTACCTTTTTTGCGTAGTTTCTTTTTAGGATCAGTAACGTTGCTGAACTCAGAGATCATGCCATCAAACGCATAACCAGCTACGCCGACATCAGCAAAATGGATCTCACATTGCACCACTTCGTTGTTGTCATAGGCAGCTTTTAGCGCAATGTGCTGCGGGTCTTCTGGCTTCCAGACCAACTCAAATGCGAGGTCGTTAACTTCAGTAAAACCAACCACTGCTTTTTGCGTGTTACGTGCATCAGTTGTTGTGATTTCATCAATAGATTTTGTTTGATTAGGCATATCGATGTTAGTTAAAAGAGGTACTTTAAGGGGAGTGCCAGTATCTCCGATACCAATCTTTAAGATGTGCTGGCTGTCAGATAAGCCGTCAATAATTGCTGCCATGTGATTGTCCTTTTATTCAGTTGGGGTTGTTTGCCAAAATTCGTAGTCGATTGACTGTCGATACAGATCACTCGGGCTGTCGTACATCTGCTGCTGCCCATTGTAGATGCTGTGTTTTATTTGCTCATTAATAGTATTAATGACGTTATTTGCTAGTAAAGTGCATTGATAAATATCTTCGTGATAGACATCGATCTGTACACGCACCCATTCATGGCCAGTAATACCATCATTGGTGATCTCTGCCTGTGAACTAATGACTTGATAAATGATATACGGCACAGTTGCATCGTTACCTTCACGTATTATGATCGGATAAATACGGTTGCCGACTAATGGCCCTAACGTCTGTACCAGTTGCACACCAGCAATCATGGTCACTCTCCATATTTATCAATATTTTCATTAAGCTTTTCACTAAAGCGCTCAATCATGAGTTGCACATTGTTATCAAAAGCTGGGCGAATAAATGGTACTGCCGGCTGTGTTGATGTGCCATATTCAACGAAGTACCAGTAGTTTGGATAAACTTTGTTGCGACCAGTGCCAATGTAGACACCCATCGCTGCGCCTTGTGCAAATTCGCCTTTCATTTCTGATTTGGGTACGCGCCGTTTTTTGATGGCAGTGCGCAATAATCCTGGTTCGACTTTGACGGTTTTACCGTTGGGATAGACTATCTGGTGAGGCTCTTTTGCTTTTGATGCAAATTTCTTAGCGTCTTTGACAACAGGGGTGAGCGCATAATTCAGTGCGCCGTAGATAGCTTTACCTGCAAGCTTGTTGTCAAGCTCGCCTAACTTGCGTTCGAGCTCGTCAAGCCCTTGTACTTCGATACTGCCCCAGTCATCGCTCATTTGACACTCTTTAACATCAATGTGATGTACTCAAGACCGCTGTGATCGTCAGGTAAAGGGTCACCATCTATCGCATACATCTTGCCGCGATGCTCAATGCGCATCTTGCTAGTGATGTCAGTACGATAGCGCAACACGCAGCGAGCGCGTGTCTCGCTATCAGCTGCTTGAGCGTTAATAACGTCTTTGACCGATAATGGTGTAAAGTTCGCTGATAGTGTGTGAGTGGGCGTCCATGTTGTGCTACCGCTACCGCCCATTGGTGACGCTGTGCTAACAGGCTCATGCACAGTAACGCGATTGCGTAAGGAGCTAGCTTTCATAATAACTCCTATGTCACGGTAGGTTTACGGTACGGATAAAGCATCGATACGACCGGCTGTGGTAAGTAATTGCCATTGGTGGGCGTATCTTTGTCTGGGCTGCGATTTTCATCAAAGTAACCGACCATCATTAGGGTCGCAACCTTGATATCATCAGTGCCGGCTGTTGGTATCTCTTCGGTGATATAACGCTTTATCGCTGACTCAGCAGCTTTGATATACATCGTTAGATTTGAGTCATTTGAATCATCGTCATAGCGTAGATGATGTTTTACTTCTTCAAGCGTTACCCAATCCATCATCATCTCCTTTTGGTTGGTCATCAGTTGGAGTAGGGGTAGGAGCCTTGGCAAATGGGTCAGGGCTACCATCACGTTTGGCAATCGCTGCAAGACTAAAGTTTTGCTGCTGAATCATTGGGCTTTCGCCACCAGGTACAGCTGCCAGACCAATCTTAGCGCGGGCTTCATTAGGTGACATGATTGCGCCTTTAACGCCTTTGTCTAAGTAATCCATCTGACTACTAGCATCCATTCGTAATAGAGCATCAAGACAAAATTCAACTTCAACACCGTCTTCTAAGTCCAAGTGCTGATTGAGTAGGTTTTCAATGCTCTCAATATAGTGCTGCAAGCAGTCGCTATAATAGATATCGTTATGATCACTTACTTTGCCCGCCGGTATTGGCGCAAGTCCTACCTTAAAAGCAGGTACACTAAACGCTGTACAGATGATTTCACCAGACATTTTCAGTTGCTCAACGAGCTGGGCGTCATGGGCTGCAACAGACATAGGGACGTAAGTCATGCCGTCACTCAATACAGCTGTGCCACCTCTACCACCTTTAGAATAGTTTTTTTCCCAATTCTCTTTAAGCTCTTTACTATTGCTTTCGCTGATGGCACCAGGTGCGGTTAAGATTCCAGATGGCCGCGATTCATTGGCAAAGAATGATTGAGCGTTGCGCTGAATACTAATACCTTGACTTGCTGATAATGCGCAAGCTGTAATAGGGGATAAGCCAACCAACGGATGATAGAAGCAGTTGAAGCGGTCATGAATAATCTCAGACGCAGGGAACACAACATCTTCATCTAAATTAAACAAGCGATCCTTTCTTACCTGGTAAAACACATTACCACTAGGATCAACTAATGGCTTAGTACGTTCAGAGTTAAGTATTTGATACTTCCATACTTCGCCGAATATATTACGAACCTTCCAGACATACGTGTTGCCAGTTGTTGCTTTACTTGTTGCCCACGCTTCAGCAAACTGCTGCCAGTTTTGAATTTCATTAGGCTTAGCCAAAAGCTTTTTGACAGAGCTATCGCAGACTTGGCTAACACCGTCAATCTTTTTTTTAGTCTTAATTTTTAGTTTGCCGATGTCACGTGTAATGAGTGACACACAAGCAAATACAGCATGATGACGCATCTGGTCATTTTTACTAACTTCAATTTCTTGGTTCCGTTGCCATGCGCCGGTGCTCGGCTCGTGTATGGTGTGCCAAACATCGCCGCCCGTGACGGGCTGGGCAGTGCTCGCTGATTTTTTGCCGGTCATCCAATCAAACATGCCCATAATAATTACTCGTTGTTTGGTTTAGGAGTTGCTTTAGCCTTTGATTTGGTTTTAGGCTTTGGCTCGGTTGGCTCGGTTGGCTCAAAAATCTGATTAGGATTAATCAGCGATCTTGACTCAGTGACAAGCGTAAACTGTGATTGGTCGTCAAAATAAATAGTGTCATCTAATTCTGCGATGCCAGTTAAGATTAAGATATTGCCATGAAAGTCACTGACATCATCAGTCATACCAGCTGGGCCATTGGGTGCGTCTTTGATATATTTAATTTTCATAGTGACCTCGTATTTTTTAGGAGTAGATACTGCCGCGAATAACGGGAGGTGGCGCGCCAATACCTACTCGTAAAAAACCCCACGTTTGACGGTGAGGTTTTTGGTCAGGCAGTAAGTATTTATGGAATTACGTTAGTGTAATTAATATAAGCGGCGGCAACTGGACGGCGCTTAGACCATGTAATATGGCGTTCAGCTCGAATAGCCGTCATGTTGTTTTGCCATAAATTTACCAATTGTTGTTCAGCGTCAGTTCCCATATTGATAGTAGCTTGATCACTGAATGTAATACCAACATCGCCGTCATCTGCTAAAAATAGCTCTGACGGTTTGATCAAAGCGATAACATCAGTAGCAGTTTCAGACTCAATAACAGGCAATCCACCTAATGTTTTTTCACCAAATGGTGCGTCCATTCCGCGATAGTACGGATTGCCAAGGGCATCACGCAGCTCGCTCATATCACTTGCTCTTGTTTCGCTCATTACATAATGAGCGCCTTTTAATGATAATTTACTGGTGATGAATGTGCGTTTAAGCTTGGCAATGTCAGCGTTATATTCAGCAACTGTCGTACCTGTATGATCAATTTTGGTTGCGCCGTTGAGTACGCCAGCTGGACGCTTGTCAGTTTCAGCAGAAGTGTCAATAAACGTAGTATCAATAAGAGCCGCGCAAGCCTCAACCATATCATCACGAAGCATTTGGTCAGTGCTAGGCGTTGAGAGTTTTAATAGCTCATCGGTACGTACAACAATACCAGCAAGTTTGTGATGGCCAATTTTTACTGTTTTAAATGTTGGATTGGTTGCGGGTTTTGCTTCCCCTTCACCGACCCATGCTGCAACGCCGCCAGTTGCCATACCTGGTACGGTAGTTTTAAATGGTGCTGTACGCATCATAGCTGCCAGCTTATCAACGATAGTCTCAGCGCGTAGCATTTCGATAAACTCACTAGCAAGCTGGTTTTCTACGATTAAGTCGCTGGAGTTAGTTGTACTGAGTACAACAGCTTTTTCAAGAGCTTGGATAACACGCGGGTCCATACCTTGCGATTTAGCAATATCAATGGCGCTAACATTGTTACCTTGCTTTTGTTGTAACACAGCAAGAGCTTTAGCTTTTGTCAGCTGAGCAAAGCCGATACCTTTTTTTGCTTTGTTTGGAGTCACAGTTACGATACCTTTTGCAGATTTCTCAGGCTCAGGCTCACCAGCAGCACTAGCGCCTGCTTCATCAGGATTGGCACCAGCGGCAGGAGTAGCTGATGATGCAGCTTCTGCGATGTCAGCGATGATGCCTTCTACGCGTGCTAAGTTCGCGGTGAGTTTGGCAATGTCATCTTCGACTGCTTTGATTTCAGTTTCTTCGGTGTCGTCAGTCGTGCGACCTTCTTCCGCAGATTTTGACACCAAGGTTTGTAATTGACCTTTTTTAGATTTGATTGTCGCAAGTAGTTGCGCACGTTGTTTTTCCCACATGGTTTACTCTCCGGATAGTAATCGTATGCTGCCTTGGTTGGTAGCAACTAAGGTAATAGTTTGAGGTGGTGGATTTGGAACGCTGGTAGTGCTAGAAGCTTTTGTTTGTGTGTCTGGTACTACTGGGTCGGCTGCTGCGTTTAAAGGCGTAGGTGTGGGATTTTGAGCGTCCGAAAATGCTTGTTTGATTTTTTTGACGCTGGTTATTTGACCATCAGGGTTTGCAGGTACTGTGACAGCGGATAACTCGTACCATTCCCACTCTTTGATATGCAGACCGTAGCTGTCCTCAAGGTAGTTGTACTCAAGCAATCTAAAGCCAATAGATAAGCCTTTGACCAGTCCTGACTTGATAGACTGCCATGCTTCATCAATGCGAGTTTTGAGTGCGCCTTCCTCTTCAATCTTTACGATGGTCGCCGTGATTTCAATGCCATCTTCGGTAACGGTGGCATTCGTAACTTCGCCAATCGGCTGGTTGTGATTGTGCTGCCAAAGAAAAGGCATAGGCAGAGCGAACCTAGCACCAGCCATATCCATGATGTCGTCATCACGGTCTTGCTTGGGTGTTGATGCAATGCCAGTAATGGTGCGACTACCATCATCCTCATTGATAGCTTTAACTTTCAATATGCTATAGGCGTTGGTCATAGTGATTCTCGATTGGCTGTATAAAATTTGGGCAAAATAAAACCGCCCTTATCGGCGGTGTGATGTTTGGTTATTTAGGGCCTGGTGGCGACTTTTCATGAGATAGTCTATATTTACTTATAGCCGCCTCAAGCTTGAACTGACTAAGCTCGTATCGCTCATGGTCACTAAGATTGAATATATTTTTCATGATTATCCGAGTAATAATAGAGCCGACAACCAGTCCGATAATAAAAATAATAATGTAAATAGCGCTATAACTTAGATAGATGAACATAGTTAAATCCTAGATAGCAAAAAGCAATATGCAGACAATGCATAATGCTCTGCTAAACAAAAAACATAGTAGGGGCGGAGGTCTTTGGTGGCTCTGGGTTCAGGCTCATTAGAGCGACAGCGTTTAACATGCCAATGACGGGGTCGATTTTGGCAGTGCCTGATTCGGCTTTGCTAATCATCGTGCCGCTGCCGCGTACTACGGTGCGAGCGTTACCGACTGACCAAGTCATAAGTGGCTGACCTGCATGGAGTAGCTGTTTTTTTGCGATCTTGATTTCAGATGTTTTGATGTAGCCTGACATCTTAAAACCTTGACTGACTCCAATGATCTTATCACTAGGTATTTCTACTGCGTCCAGCTCTTCGATAAGCGTGCCGATGCCAAGTGGGTCAAGTCCGATTTGGTTAAGCTTACCGCTGTCAAACACTTGCTTACAGATTTGCGCCAGCTGCGCAGTTTCGTCACCGATGTTGTCAACGATGATGAGGTCGCCATCTTTTGCAAAACCTTCTAGCGTGGGTGCGATAGACTTGCGGCGTTCAAGGGCTATCTTATGACACCAGGCACGTGACCAGATCCACCAAGGTTTTACTTGTACCTTTTGGTTAGTGATGCTGTCCGTGTATTCTCTCAAGACGATAGGCAAACGACCAATCACCCCAAGCCCCAATAAATCATCAAGTCCGCCGCCATCGACGCCCATCGTGATGACTTCGGACGCCTCAATCAATTCTTCTAAGGTGAAGCGTGCAGGAGCCGCAGCAGCTTCCCAAAACTCTACGGCAGCCCAGCGGTTGGCTCTCAATGAAATACCAATTTGTACGTTGAGGTGTTTGGCCGTAAAATCTTGCAGTTCTTCTTTGCCTTCGTCCTGCGCCTTTTTAAATTCGCGTAGTAGAAAGTTAGTACTTACCGAGGCCCCTAGATTTGGATTCGTTATGTACCAATTCTCAGGGTCAAGATACAACTCATTTTCGATGTACTTTTGCGGGAACTCATATAACAACCCTAAGAATTGAGGGTCAACTATTTTGCCGTCGCGTACACCGCGAGCATAGTCTAGCTTTTGCTTGAATATGCCAGCAGGTTGCTCATCAGGCATTGTACTGAGATAAACAATAAAACCTTCGGGGCGTGATGCCAAACCGCCAGTTGCTTCACGTAACATTGAGGCGGCATTAGCGCGTTTGCCAAATAACCAAACTTCATCAATGAGCACGTAACAAAATTTACTGCCGCCAAGCGTATCAGATTCAGCTGCATAAACCTTGAGCGTTGAGTTGGTGCCTTTGTGTGTAATCGTACGCGTGTGGTCAGAGACGTTAAATATAGACGATAATTCAGGGTCGGCCAGAATCATGTCACGTGCTGGATTATAGCTGTTGTTTGCAATCTCTTTGGTTGGTGCGATGATAGCGAGTTCAGCACTGAAGCGCTCATTCAAGATGAGCGCAATCATCATGATACCGGCTGCAAGTGTAGACTTCGAATTCTTCTTGCTGATGAGCAAAAAGAACTCAGTGATTAATCTCTCTTGGCTCTTAGTATCATAAGCGCCAAAGATTGCAGCAATAAATTCCCGCGCCCATTCGCGTGTAACTTCGCCTGCTGTAGGGCTTCCAATGATGTCTACCAAGATTAATTGATCAAATATTTTAAGCGCGACATCAGCCACATCTTGGTTAAGTGGCTTACACGGCATAAGAGACTCACCAGCGACAATGCGCTTTTCCCAGTCAAGCAAAGCTGTCGACCAGGTGTTTGTCATGGTGTTCTCTTATTGAGTAGTGCCAGATGTTGGTAAAGGTAACTGATTACTGAGTGTTCTAAAGCTGCCAGTCTTTGTAGCAGTCTTAGCATCTTGCTTGCCTTGTTCTTTCTTACCGACTGGTGCAGGTTTTGGCTCTTCGTATTGGATGGCCATCGTGGCGCAAGTGATGCGGTCTTTCATTGATTTTTTAGGGTTCTTATAAATCGTTTGAAAGAAGTGTAAAGCGCTGACTAATTCAACAACCTCAGCTTCTTCACCATCAGTTGATTCGCCAGTCTCTAAAAGCTGAATAGCGCGTAATTCAGTAATACGATTTTGGATAGCTTCATTGTCTTTTAAATTTTTAAGCGAGCGTTCTGCGTTCGCTTGAGACTTCGCTTTATATCCAGCGTCTGCCATCGCTTCTAAGTCGTCCAGACCTTCAGCGACATTTTGACAGTACGCCTCTTGTCTTTTCGTCAGAGACATAATGAGAACCTTTCTCAATTAAATGGATTCGGAAAAACGGAAAAATAAATTCAATTTAGAATTTTTTTTGTGCGTGGGAGGGTGAGTGGTGTCCGCTGGATTTGACCAGAAAATAAATTAACTCCCCCCGGGCTTTTTCGCCAAAAATATCTTAAATTTCTTGGCTTTCCGCGTGAGTTTTAGCAGCATGACAAGGTGATTTGCACAGAGTCTGCAAGTTGCTGTCGTCATCAGTGCCACCACGTGCCACGTTCACAATGTGATCAAGCTCAAGTTCACCACCGACACGGCCACAAACTTGGCAAGTATATTTATCACGCAGAAATATCTCATCGCGCTTACGTCGCCAAGGTCTGCCACCGCGTCCATGACCCCATCTTGATTTTGGCTGATGAGTATCATTGACTGCTTTGGTATCGATGGTTGATAGACGAGGTCGTAAAGTTTTGAGTGACATACTTTATTGACTCCCACAAAAAACCCACTGCGAGGGCAATGGGCTTAATGTGTATTTTGTTTTGGGCAGGAACTTCGAATATGAGAAATACTAGGTGAATCTGTCCGAAAAATCAAGAAGCCTCTGAATAGCCTGCCACTTGTAACTGTATCTTAGCCCTTACTATGTTTGCGTTCTGCGCCATATCGTTTAGCATAAAATTAACGTGATCTGATAGTTTGTTGTCCGACCAAGTTTGTTTTGCAATACCAGCAAATGCTGAGCGTTCGATATCATTCCAAGCATAGCCAGTTGTTTCATTGATTGGATACTGACATTCAGCCAATGCTGTGCGAACAACCTTATCGATATATCTGATTCTTATAGCTTTAGTGGCCAGTTGAGATGTATAGGTTGCAGACAGACGCTCTTGAATGATTGTATTAAAACCATCGTTTAAATAGTGATAGCAATCAGCTTGCATTGGTGTGATGTTTGCATAGGCTTCAGCAGCTGCTCGTAAATACTCTTGACGCATGATAAATATCCCCCGTTATTTAAGGCCAATATAGGAGCGTGTGCATAGTTACGTCAAGATGTGCATGGTTGGTTTTAAACTATGCACGTCTGAACCCTTTGGTATTACTGGCTTATAAGACTGATGTTCATAGTGTGCATAGTGTGCATAGTTATATTTACGCACGAGGATAAAAATATTTTGTTGTCGTTATCGGTTGATAATAAAAATAAATTATTTCCCGCGCGCGCATACGAAAAAACCCTGCACACTATGCACAGGGTCTCTATAAGCTATATGGGGTAAGGGTTGTAGACGTGCATAGTTGTATTTTAAACTATGCACATGGGGTGCACACTATGCACACGATTGATTATCTTGGGTCTAGTTTATGGCCAATAGCGTTTTTCATGAGCTGAATTTGCTTTCCAAGCCATATTTGTTGGTTGGCTGCTTCAGCTGTGGGGAATATTGTTGGCATCTTGACAGCAATAACCGTCGATTGGATAGGTTGTCTGCTGTTAGGCAGTTGATATCTTAGTCGCTCTTTGTGCTCACGTCTACCAATATATGTCATTAATTTAGTTTTGGTAGTGCCGCGTTCACCACCTTTGCGGCACCAGTGTTGATAGTAGTCGTATAGATCGTCGGTTAAGCAGCTGCAATAAGGTATACCAGCCTCGCCTATTACCCAATCATCATAGAATACTTCCCAATTTGGTTGGCTTAAGCGGATAAGTTGACGTTTGCTGTTGGTCATGATTGCTGGTGTGTGTGCTGTCTGGTTATTAAGTTCTATTTTCATGAGATAAGTGTAGAAAGCACGTAGCATGTTGTCATTAGTGCTATCTAGGGCGTCTGCGACTTCCTTTAATAAGGGTGCGGGAATCTTTTGCTTTGGATAGCAGACAACATGGCGACGGTCATTTTGTTCAAGAGATAAAGGCATCATATTGTTAGACAAGAATATCGCATTGACGTAGTTATCCTGCTTCCAACCACTCATGAATTTTTGGTTGATGTAGATGGTGCTACCTGTAATCAACTGCTTGACCATACCCATTTGAGAGTATCTATCAGAGCCACTAAATATCTCCTCGAATAAGGCATATAACTTGTTAGACACCCAGTCGTTATACTGTGACTCTAACTGTCCTTGACCTAATATCACACCGTAGTCTCCGTAGATACGAGTCATAATACGGTCAAAAAACAATGACTTACCTGCACCTTGTATCTCACCATGAAATATCAATGCGGTGTCCAGCTTAGTACCAGGTCGTTGCAGTGGTATCGCAAGCCATCTAATAACCCAATCGTAGATTGTCTGATCACCTTCGCACAAATGCAAAAGCAAGTCAGTAATAGGTTTACACATAGCAGCAGCTTCGTCGATTTCGATTTCAACAGGTTTAAGTGGTAAGCCATCGAATGTATTAATCGCAATATCATTTGGGTTTTTAGGCTCTTTGGTGCGAGTAGGGTCAAACCAAATATTGTCTGATTTAATAGTGATGCGAGAGTCTGATTTGAGCCAAATATCATACTCGTTTGGTCTTGCAAGCTTGATGGTATCTACAGGCAAACGAATACGCTCAACATCATCCCACACTTCTTTAGTTCCATAGATAAGGAAGTAACGCTGGAACATCGACTGTGCTTCGACTGCAAGCATGATATCCAAATCTTTGGCGACTTCGGACTTTGTTATTTTTCGGTGTGGTGCTTTCCACCAAAGGTCGGCTAATTTTTTATTACCGATTTCATTCGCAAACTGCGTTTTTGTATATTCAATCTTTTGCTCGGTGTCATAAATTTTATTAGTGACTTTGCCGATGTCAGTGATTTGCGCGTAGCGTTTGATCATGTTTGCTAAGCGCATTTCTTGTTCTATATCAGCAGGTACGTTGCCGTTGTGTGAGACAGTAGGAGCGTCAACAACACTATGATCATCATTCGCAGCTTGAGTGACGATTGATTTGTTAGCTAGCGCATACTTGATTTGGCGCGCTACTTCGTTGAGTCCAGCTGACGCTGCGAGGTCGTTAAAATCTGAGTGTTGTTTGTCTTGCATTATGCAGCATCCCTGTCTGTATCTAGTGTTTCAAAAACTGGTGTGATGAGCTCACCGCCAATAGCAATAGCGGCGTTACGTGCCTCACGTATACCAGCGTTGTACTCAACTAAAGATTTTGGCTCCTTGCCATCGGCAATGGCTTTATCTCGTAGCTTTATTGCGGTGGCTGTATCATCGTCAGCAATTATGATAATGCGATGATCAGGGTATTGAGCACGTATCGCCTTGGCGACTGGTATCAAATTATGCGCATTGAATGCCACGATAACAGGCAAGCTATAGCTCATTGCATCAAATACGGTCGCACCTGTCGCATAACCCTCACAGATTAGTATCACGCCACCACTAAACATGGCTGCGCTGCCAATCGTAAAGTAAGCACCACTCACTAAACCGCCTTTTAAGAAAAGCTTTTCGCTGTCAGGTGCAATAGTTTGCACATTGACCAACGTGGTTTGTTGTTTGTCAAGATTGTAGTAGTACATGGGGATAATGAGGTTGTCGCTGCTATCTTGGCGTAATCCAATCGCTGAAACGTTTTTGCGTAGTAAATAAGGATGATCATCAGCGGCAGGCTTTGCATTATCCCAAAGGCTTTGAGCACGGTTAGCAGCATCAAGACGGGCTTGTCGCTTCTCAGCTTTCTCTGCTGCTTCACGCTCAACTTGCTGGGATTGCCATTGTATACGCTGCTCATCAGTGACCGTACTGGTCGCATCAAGACCGACTGCCCCAGCAATTAACTTGTTAGTGTCGTATACATCAAGTCCAGTATATTGCTGCACAAGCATAAAGCCATTACCAGCACCGCATTGTGAGCATATCCAAGTGCCTTCGCCGCGCTTATCATCACAACGGAATCTATCGTTACCGCCGCACATAGGGCAAGCCTGATGCTGATGAGCCGGTTGATTAAAGCTAATGCCAGCAGCGGGGAATACGTGAGTGACCCAGTTGCCAACTGCTGCATTGGCAATCGCATCAAAGTTAAGTGGAGGGCGTTTATTTGTCATTATTTCTCTCCATGTTACGTCTTGCTTTTTCTACTATCGTTTGTATCTGACGCTGTAGAGCCTGAGCGTCACGCTGAATTTCGGCAAATTCATCAGGCTCAATAATCTTGTCTGCATAAGCATCAAGAGACGTACTGTTCAAGTCTGCAAATTTTTGACCGAGCAAGGCAATATCGGTCATTTCATCGCTTTGGTCAGCATCACTGGGCAGCAAAAACCACGCTGCATTGCCGTGTGCGCAGCAGATAGCATCCATAATTAGCGGTGACTGGGTTGCGCTTAGGACTTGTTCAATCAGTATGGGTGATAGCGTGTGACACGTTCGCTTTGGATTAACCTGCAAAACTGCGGTGTTGTAGGTCAGACCAAACGTTTCACAAATACTGCCAAGTGTGCCGCGTGGTTTCATAGCAGCTTGGTAGACTGCTGCCTCTAAATCTAGTACGCAGTTCTCAGCTCGCTCAGCTGCTGTATATTTTTTCTTCGACATATTTGCCTCGCTATTGTCGTGTGATTATCACAGCAGTGTTGCTATGCTATCGACTGTTGATTACTTGAATCGTTTGCCGGTGCTGGAGCTGGGAATATATCTGGACGTAGTTCGTGGCATGGAACGCCAGTTGCTAAACTAATCTTTGCAACATACTTGGCAGATGCTTTCTTATCTCTGGATACCATTACACCCACATTTGACGATGTGCGCTCAAGACCAATTTTTACTGATAACTCTGCTTGTCCACCCGCACGTTTGATTGCTTTTTCTAAAGCTATTAATGTCGGTGGTCTAAGATCGATGTCTGTCATTAAAATTACCTTTGTCTTTATAAGTTAGCGACATAATTACATTTGTAAGTCATATTGTCAATTACTTTTGTAAGTAGCACATCATTTCATTTGTAATTATTATGTTCTAAATTATGGGAGGTATATATGGAAAAGGCTCTGGAAGAATTAGATACACTAGCCAAACGTGTGAAGTTTGTGCGTCAAGAAAAAAAGCTTACTCAAGCTCAGCTGGGTGAGATGATAGGAGCTGATCCATCTGTTATAGGAAACTTAGAACGTCGTAATGGTAAAAGTAGTAGCTACACTGAAGCGTTGGCGACTGCACTTGGCGTTAACTTGTCCTGGCTGATGTCAGGTTCGGGCAATAAGTACAATGACAAAGAACAAGAAGTAGAAGATAGTCAGAATGCACCGCATGAGTATGTGGTTATCGGTGGCAAGACCGACTATAAGCTGGTCCACGTACCTTACAGAGACTTAAAGGCTAGCTGTGGTGGTGGGTATATCAACCTAGAGCATCCAGAGCAGAAAGGGATGATTGCATTTACAGTTGAGTTCTTGCGTGAGAATGATTTGCCGGTTGATGGTAAAGGTTTGATGCTAATGCACTCATGTGGGGACAGTATGGGTTATACAATTCCTCACGGGACGCTTATGTTAGTAAACACCAATGAGAACGAATACAATAGTTTTATCAGTGACAAAATTTATGTCTTTAATGCTGATGGTGAATCGATATGTAAGCGAGCATTCAAAAATCTAGATGGGACAGTGACCTTAGTTTCTGACAATGCTGATAAGATTAGGTATCCAGACCAGATCATTGATAAAGATAGATTTGATAATTTTAAACTTGAAGCACGAGTAAGGCATACATTTACTAAGCATTAAGGTGTATATCTACAAACAATTACAGAAAATTGTCATTATAAATAAGTGGATTGTAATTATAAAAAATACATATTTTCATTTTAAATTACAAAAGTAATTGACAGTCTGAATTACAAATGTAATTATGTACCCGTAATCAACAAAACGGGTATATCGCTATGCAAACGCCAAATATTCAAGACATTCTCACATCGCCACGCGCTCAACAAGAACTTGAGCGTCTGTGCGCTATCTTAGACAACCGTAACTCTCAGCTACACGCTACCGAACAGCAACTTACTTACTCTGAGCAACAACTCAAAAAAGCAGTGAAGGGCTATCGCCGTTTGCTGTGGATTTTTGTGCTCGCGGTGTACGCGGTGATTGCTGTGTTAGGAGGTGCAGCGTGAGCAAACTAATCAGCACTTTTAAAATCGGCTTTGATGATGAAACGAAAGCAGAAATAGCAGCATTGAAAAGCTCGCTAGATGCGTTCAGCAATGGTTTGAAAGCTGGAACCATTATGCCAAATGGTGGTCTATTATTAGCCATGGTTGGTGAAGCAGCTAATGATGCGCCTGAGTCTGAGTCTGAGTCTGAGCTTAAGCAGATGGGGCAATGGGTTTTTGAAGGGGAAGATAAAAAGTGGGCTAGTGCTCATGTCGACCAAGACGGTCAAGGCTTTCTTTGCACCGTGCCTAAGTCAATGACGGTACGAGCTGACGGATATTGGACAACGAAATATGTCGGTTGGCGCGTTAGAATTTTAGATGGCGAGTTTGATGCATCAGGCTGGGAAAACAGTGCTATCGACCGTGAAACTGTCAACGATGTCGATTACCTAAGCGAATCTGTACCTGAAATACAAGGCATGGAAGCCGGTGACATCATCATTGATGAAATGGGCCGCGATTACTCGCATAACTCAAACTGCCTGCATGCAGTAGTGCCACAAATCACACAAGCTGACATGCAGCACATCTTTATCAAAAACTTATCTGACGTATTAATCCAGCGCATGTATGGCATGGATCGCTTTAGTGAAGATGGCCGCAGCGTTGTCTGTAATGAATTTAAGGCATGGGATATTGTCGTAAATAAAGCCAATGACAACCCACACTACGCTGTCGTTTGCGGATTTGGCGTAATTAACTCAGATGGGCATTGCCAAGGTGGTGATTGGATGATTTTCGGTCAAAAATCAAGCTGGCGTACTGTCACTGAAGCCGAATTGCCCGCATTTCGTGATGCACTGGAGGCTTGCTATGTTTGATCCAAGTGTGCCAAAACGTCTAAAACCTCACCACATCGCAACCATATTTAATCAAAAAATGTATGAAGCGTTGGTTTGGAGAATGCAGCAAGATAATCGTTTTAGCTCAGAAAGCGAATACGGTGCAGTCGAAGGTACTGACATAAGACAATGGGATATCGTGATCGGGCAGCCATTTCCTAATGGCGAGGACGCAGAGTTTGCGAAAACAATACGTTTTGGCGTGGTCATAGGCGTTAGTTTTTCGCCAACATCAAAACATAATCATATTGTAATCGCTGACTTACGCGCTGCGCAACCGCTGAGCATTGGTATTGAGTGTGGTGATTGGACGTCTATTTATTTTGATAAAAACGACACGTATCGCACGGTGCGAGTCGATGAGCTGAACGATTTTTGGAAAGCGCTGGAGGCCTACCATGCGTAACATCGCCAACGTCAAGCCAAGCGTTATCCTGGTATCTCTTATCCAAAACGCCAAGCTCACAAACACCGTCAGTCGTACAGCGTTGCGTGACGCTAATGTGAAATGGACTGCACATATCGCCAAGCCAAGATGCAACCGCGACCAGCAAGTACTGCTTGATGTCGCTGACCAACTGCGCCTAATCATTGTGCAAGTGTCTCAACGCCGGTGCCGTATTAATCCATCGCAATGGCCAGTGATGATCCGATTGGAAGCTGACTTACGCGCTGCGTATGTCGCAAACATCAATCTTGAGCCGCTGCTTGATGCAGTGGCCGCTAACACTGACCACAGCGAGGTGGCGTAATGTCGAAACAATCAAAAAAACCGTTGTTAGTCAGTGTATGTGGTGCGCCACATATCGGTGTAACGACTGCTTGTGATCGTCTTCAGCGTTGTCTAAATGCTCAAGGCATTATTACAGACGTACTAACACTCGAACGCAATATCGATGCGATGGAGTTTGATGATGATTATGTGCTAGGGAAGTATGCGCACTTGGATGTCATCTTATTTGATAAGCATCGAAATGTTGAGTCAGCAGTTAAGCGGCGATTGATAAGACCGCTTTGGGACGATGAGAGCATCATGCCGGATTTGAGCGTCCTGCTTAGTTGTAGCATGGACAACTATCATAGACATATTAAATCGCGTTTAGATCAACGTAAAAAAGCAACTCATCATGAGTCTTATTTATGTATTGATAGAGCGCATTATGGCACTGGCAACCATCATGTCGTCAACACAGATGGTAAGCATGGCCAATTATATGCGGCTGGAACGATTAAAAGCTTAATAATGCGGGAGCTGCGGAAATGAAAGTCTCTTTTGTATTACTCGGTGATCAAAACATCAAAGATCATGTACAGACTGTAATTTCAAAAATTGAAAAAGGTTTTGGATTGGAAATTCAGGAAATAAGTATTAAGCAGCAGGGCGATCTAAGGCTTTATAACTTTAAGGCAGATGCAGGCTCAAAAGTAAAAAGGAATTTTGAAGAGTGGGATTCCGCTCAAAAATTAGAAGTGTATCTAGAGTTTAAGGTGAATGCTAATGAGTAAAACATTATCACTTAGTCGTCGAGCGCATTTATTTATCAAAGATGGTCAGTTTTTTATCAAGCTACAACGTCAAAACCAGCGTGATCCAAAACGTGATGATTATTACATCGTCAAAAAGTTCGAGCTGGAACGCTTAAAAGAGATACACGCTTGGATCGGCAAACAGATTGAAGAGAATGAGGTGTCAGATGTCAAAGCAGATTAAAAGAGTTATTTTCGCAAACAACAATTACGGCTTGTCTTGGTTAGACGTGAACACACAAAGCTGGGAAATAGTAGATGCTTGCGGCGCTGGCCGTCACTTGGTCAATCGTGCATGTCGCTTGGCAGCACGTGGAACGAAGTTAGAATATCGCAATGGTGCAACGTATACAGCTATCAATGCGGCTGTTGAGAAGATGGGGTAGGTTATGAGTCAAAATATTGCTAACAAAGTCAGCGTTCATACAGTTCGTCTACTAGATGAAATACAAAACAACGCTACTAGACCAAAGGACATGGCAGCTCTACAAATACCGTTTGATTATTTTAGAGCGTTACTGCATGAAGTGGCTCAAAGGTGTACAGAAATTAATGATCCTGTTCTAGATATTTTGATGATCAAGATGACTATGTATTCGGTTGCTAATCCAGATATGCCTGATTTTGATCAAGAAGTAGTTAAGCAGTTTTTGGAATCTGATTTATGTAAGGAGAAGTTCGGTGGCTGATGATGCGGATCGCGCAAACGACTATGTTGATTTAACAATGGCTAATTACTTGAGTCATGCGCCTAAGTTTGATGAGCCGTCACTGGCTGAATGTATAGAATGTGGCGAAGACATACCCGCTAAACGCCAAGCGGTCGGTGGACGGACTCGCTGTGTAGATTGTCAGAGTGTATTAGAGAGAAGGAGTAGACAATGTTAACCAATTTACCGCAAAAAATTGACGAGCTTATCGAAGTAATACAAAATGGTGGAGGGTTGATTGACTGGGTACAAGCTGAGCGATTTGAACAGCTGACAGGTATCAAGCAATCATCGTTGCGCGGCAAGCATGAGATGTGGCCAGAGGGCAGTGTCTGGGCTAAATTTGATGATGGTCGCCTCTATTATAGTATTGCGGGGTACAATCATTGGGCAAGTCAGCAAGCAGCAAATCGATGCCGACCGGTGTTACAGACAGAGACGGAACCATCCGAATCTGGTGGATGTGGAACAAAGAGAGGCAATGGCAAACGCTTGAAAAACTCCCAGCCACAGAGCGCGGATACACCGCCGCGTCTGTTATCAGAAATCGCCTAGTCGAACATGCTAAGTGGGGCACACTTACTGAAGACATCATCAATGATTTATGCGGTAACGATAATGCCCCAAAAACTACTCCTACCTTTTTAGATTACGCCAGGCTTTACCTGAAGCAAGCATCCGTTGGTAAAAGCACACTGCGCGAATACGCTAAGTCCCTAGATAAATACTGGATACCGCCCTGGTATCAGCGCGAAATACACACCATTACTGCTAAAGAAGTCCGCACATTGATAGCGGACATTATTTGGTCTAGTGAAAAGACACGCAATAACAACCTCATACCTTTACGCGGCGTATTTGAAATTGCCTTAGATGATAAGGTTATTGAAACCAACCCAGTCGAGAAAATTAAAAATACCAAGCACCAGGCACCACCACCCGATCCATTCAGTCGTGAAGAAATGGAGCAACTACTTACCTGGCTATATAAGAATAAGCAAGATGCGCCGGTATATTGGTTATATTTTGAGATAGCTTTCTGGACAGGAATGCGGACTGGTGAACTACTTGCGCTTACTTGGAATGATATCGACTTTGATGCTGGACTGATCAAAGTCAGTAAGGTTATGAGTGATGGCGAGGTTGTGCATCAAACTAAAACAGCTGAGTATCGCGATGTATTCTTTAATGCGCGTAGTGAAGACGCACTGAAGCGATTGAAAGCTATAAGGTCAACTGCGAATGATCGACTCTTTATGTCGCCGCGCTTTGTTAATAGTCCTTGGCAAACGGATAAAACGCCAAGACGCGCTCTTACTGAAGCAATGAAAGCAACCGGCATACGGCATCGCGCTACCTATACAACCAGGCATACCTTTATTACGAATTGTCTAACTGATGGATTGAATATTTACTTTGTGGCCAAACAAACGGGCCATAGCGTGAGGACGCTTGAGACTAGATATGCGCGCTGGATAGACGTGTCTAAAGCGCGTAGTGAAATTGCTAAATTGAATACGGGGAATAGATAA